ATAGTATCCCCGTCAACAACACGATTAATCTCCGTTACTCTAAAATTATAGCAGCTCTTTCTGCTCGGTGGTTGCATCGCTGCCATCGTTCATTTCCTCGTAAGCATACTTCATTATATAGGCGATAAGAATGGTAACCGATATCACTAAAATTAGTACCATAATATTCACAGAGTGAACTACTGTCATATCATCAGCATTGCATGTTGTAGTTCTTTAGCATGCTTTAATTCATCCTCTGCAATCTCCATAATCTTTTTATCTTCTGGATGATAAGCACTATACTTCACATAAGTCTCGTAAGCATGCTTCTCTATCTTCATGTTGATGTCATAAGCGTTAGCAGGATCAAGAAGATAATACCCAACCATGATCCAATAATAAACCAAAACAAGATGTTTGGCAAAGAAGCGGTCAACCCAGTACTTGTTACCTTCTCTAAGCTCCATTTCTTCAAGGTGTTCAGTTTCATTGAGTGCCTGATAGAAGTGTTCTTTCATTAAGTATATGTGATCCTCCCCTCGAAGTCCTAATGACTCGCGAAAGTGTAACACACTGATAAAAGAAAAATAAGGTGCTCTAGCAATTACTTCTAGAACCCAGAATCTTTGGAAGTCTCTACCTCTGTAGAGAAAGTCTAAGATATAGATTGTTGTATCTAAGACGAAAGTATTAAGTTGTTTCATGTAAGTATTTATGCTTACTACTGCCAATACTCATCCAAGATATCAAATGTTTTGTTAAGATATTCATTTGCTCCATTACATTCCCATTGACCTTTCTCTCCGATCTCACACTTATAGTGTAATTCTCTTTTGAGTTTCATAAGTCTGTCAGTCATTGCTACCTTATTCAGTCTACCATTCATCTTATTCCTCCTTGATACAATACTCTGCAGCATGTGGGTTATTAAAACCGCTTAGGTCTTCCCTTGCTTGCTTGATTGCGTTGTATGCATCGTCAGCATACTCACATATTTCATAGTGATGATTTAGGTTATCGTGATAACCAACTGTGTAATGGGACATGATCTTTCAACTCCTTTACCACCTATTATTTATTTCGGTGAGTGGTCTTTCATACCATTATGGTTACCATCTCCTGGCATTTTGCCGAAAGCAACATATTCGATTGCTTGCATAGAACCCTCAAGTCTAGTTAGATCTCTTTCTAACTTTACATATTCATCATATGCACTTTGTAATTCTTGTTTTCTCTGAGACAACTGTATAGTACGTTTAGTAAAACGTTGAATAAGTTGTTCAGAAGATTCAGTAGGTTTCATTCTTTTTCATAATCTGCATTATTTATGCTATCATTAGCATTGCTTTTTTCAACTCTCTAGAATGATCTAGTTCATCTTGTGCAATTTCTGCGATCTTTGTATCTTCTGGATGATATGCACTGTACTTGACATAAGTTTCGTATGCATGTTTCTCAATCTTCATATTGATGTCATACGCATCTATTGGACTAGCGAAATAAT